TCAGTCATCCTCACACATTCTCTCGGTGCGCGGTACAAAGCCGTGCCAACGGGTAAAACAACAGCAGGATCGGTTGGTTGTATGACGCAATAACCACCATAAAACCCCGATACATATCCCACAGGTTTTTGTTCTGGTGTGCTGGCTCGCGCTTGCGCTTCGGCCCAAGCCTTTTCAAGCCAAGCCATCCACTCGTCTCTTGTCATTGGTTTGTTTTTCGGCACTGTGTTTTCCACGGTTTACTCCACATCTCTATTAGGTTTCCACGAATCCAAAGAACGCATCTCAGCCTCCTCCAAAGAACGCATCTCAGCTTCCAGTTCCCTGAGGTCGTTGGCTGCATCAGACACCCCGTGCCAATCGTGACGGGCCATCATTACTTTCATGTATTCAATCAGTATTTGTCCCTGTAAGGCAAGATCTTTATAGTCTTTCATTCTTAGTTCCTTCATTTAGACGTTGAATCTCCCTGTCAATGTACCATCTTGCCTTTCTTAAATCTTCAATCTCTTTCCCTTTCAACGAGGCTCGCCATACATACTTAACAGCGTTGCCTAAGTTAAACGACATGTGCTCAGTTATTTCAATACATTCCACGCCGGATGGGTGCGAAGTGTAGTGCTTCGGGTTATTTACGGTGTCAGTCATAACATCCTCCAGCCCCCGACATCTTCAGTCCAAGATCTTTTCCATAAAAACATTGACCCTATCCTGCCTTTTTCATTCATCTCTGTAGTACTGTAAGTCAAACGCGTCTCTTCAGTGCCGGGGCCGACCCAAAGATGTCTTTGGCTGTAGTGAGGTAAGTAAGTTATACCGTTTAGGTAAAACACAGGTTGCTTTACCCTTTCAGCCTTTTCGTTAAGATCCATTAGTTTCATATATAAAATTAACCTTTTCCGTTATATTCGCAATCAATTACGGGGCAGAATTTTCTACAAGTAAAATTTTGTTTTGCATTCCATGTGTTTGAAGCAAAACACTGCTCTAGTCGGTCGATCTCCGGCAACCAACGCATCCAGTATTCGTCCGACTTATTTTGTGCGTAATCAGCAGTCACTAGATTTTGGGCTACCACGAAGACCAGCCCTGCTTTGATGTGTGTGACATACGGGAAATGTTTAAACACCAACAACGACAATAGTTCTAACTGTTTGGTATCGGCGTACTGGGGTTTGCCTGTTTTATAGTCAATTATGCGTGCCCTGTCACCATTAACTACTAGCAAATCAGCAATACCCCGCATCCACACATCAGGAGAATTAAATTTACAAGGTTCAAAACTTTTAGTCAGACCCATTTCATACTCACAGAAATGAGTTCCAGGTAGTTGTTTAAGTGCGTCTAACTGCGGACGTATGAAATCAAACTCAAGGGGTAAAGGTATTTCAGATCCAACATAGTCTTCAGCAGCTTTATGTACTGCACTACCATAAAGCAAATGATCTTGTTGCGGCTCGACAATATCTTTAGCGATACGTAATCGATAGTATTTGCGTGGGCATTGCTGAAATAGCGAAATGCTACTGTACGACCAAGTATACTTAGCCGGTGTATTTGACTGTTGTTCCATAGCTCTTTCCGTATTTAACTTCGCAGTTCAGGGGTAGAGTCTTCGCCCAGTCAGGACGCCATCTCATACACTCTTGCACATACGCACATGCTTCCTCCCACTCAGCCTCCGGCGCAATGCAAGCGATAGCATCATGCACCGTCAAAACTACCTCGTAGCGTTCGGCTATCTTCAACATTTGATGTGCAATAACACACCTAGCAAGTGCTTGGCACACGTTCTCTACGACCTTACCACCGTATATCTTTACGTACCCACGCTTGGTCATGTACCTGTACTGTATGCAATTCGAAATTGGCCTACCTAAACGACTAGCTCGTTCCTCCGAAGCTTCCATGTCACGTTCAATCTTTGGGTACTTAAGTGGCAAACCACTTGGCATATCAAACCCAATACCTGGTAAAAGACTTACGGCCTGTATTTGCTTACCAAAATCTGTAATCTTTAACTCTTCAGACGACAATGCTTCTAGACATTTATCGCCTTCTTTCCACAGCGAAGGTATAAATGGGTTGGCTTCTCGGTATCTCTTAATAATGTATTGGGCTGCGTGTAAAGACATATAAACACCGACTGAATTCATATGCTTCATAAACTTATCAGCACCGAGGCCATAACCACATCCGAGCACTACTGTTTTACCTATAAATCTTTTAGATTCGTCAATATTTTTGACGCTATCCCTATAAATGTTAGCGGCCATAAGCTTGTATACGTCCTTACCATCCTCAAAAGCTTGAACTAAATCTGTCTGCCCCGATAGCCAAGCAAGAATCCGAGCTTCAATCTGAGAAGAATCAGAGTCGATTAACACATAACCGTCGGGGGCGCAAATGGCTTGCTTGATCTTAGATTTGCGCGGCAGGTTCTGGAGATTCACTTTGTCGTCGCCACCCCACCTGCCAGTATGCGCGGCGTAATAGCGTAGTGGAACGGGGAGGCTACCACGAAGCGATATGTCAAGTAGCCTCTGTGTCCTTGTCTCTTCAAGCGTGGACTTTGTACCTAGTCTAGCAGCGACAGCACACTGAACACGCGGGTCGGGATGCCCAGCAAGTTCCTTAAAGCCCTCATCTGTCTTGGACAAAGCGTAAGTAATGTTTTTTGTCGTCGGGCTTATCTTCATAGGCACATCGACATACCAACTTTCCAACAGCGCGGCAAACTTTGCGTTGGACATCAGTATCTCTTTGGTCACGCCCGCCTCTTCGAGTAGCGTTTCCTTCTGCGTTATGACTTCTTCTAAATGACTACGTAAAATTTCAGTGTCCAAAACCAGTGTCGGTTTCGTAAACATCTTGATCGTTAAGTCAATCAACTTAAGCTCACGCTTCTTAAAGTTGAGCCTAAAAATTTCATAAAGTTTATAGCAGATATCGGTGTCGTTAGCACAGTAAGATCCGTAAGCATTGAGGTCGTACCGAGAAAAATCTTTGCGCCTTTTACCAAGAGCTAGGACTACCTCGTTGCCTTTCTTTCCTAGACTATATCGCTCGGCTAGCTTAGACAGGCTGTTACCTGCTTCGATGCCATCAACAGCTCGCGCCATGCTTAGCGTATCAAAGTACGCATACGGATAGATCTTGTAGCGCCAAGCTAAAATAGCGCCGTCGAACATCATGTTATGGGCTAAGGCAAATGAAGTTCCCCAAGGAAACTGCGATAACCAGTTTGCCGTTTGCTCATGCGTACCACTAAACCATTCAGTTGGCTTACCATCGACTTTCACGCATACGCCGATGGTCTCAAAACGCGAATCTCTAACGTATTCCTCAGTGGTCATCTTACTGAGGGAATAGTCTTTGTCGTAGTAGGTTTCGAAATCAATCGTTAAGATTGTCATGTACCGGCATCCTGATTCTTTTAGCTAGCCTCCTCGGAACGGTCATAACTTCGCAGGGCGTGTACATAGCGTCAAGCTTTGACTGCTCCGCAAGCCACGCCTCAAGAACTTCTAATTTATCGTCATGTATAACAAAGGCTACCCCTTTGTGGAGCCAGATAGTGTTAATCTCGTCGGACTGTAACGGCGTCAGTTCGTTGCCCCCCGCTTTACATTCGATGGCAAAGAACTTCCCGTTCATGCAACCAACAATGTCGGGTATGCCGCCTCTCCCGTACCCACCCGTAGCCGGTGTAAAAAAATAGACGCCGTACTTAAAAAGTAATTGCCGAACTTTGTTTTTGACCTTACCTTCAGGTGTCATAGAGCCTCCTAAAAAGTAGACTAAGTATAGTGTAAAAAACCAACTTTAGCAAATCGCGGGCAATAAAAAAGGGACAAACTGACGAATGGTCAGAATGTCCCCGAAAGAAAACGCAGAGTTAACGTGATCTGCACACGAACCAAACTAGGAGTCTGTAATTATATCACCTTTTACGATAAAGTAAACGCTTGATTTACCGTCTTGCCAACGGACGCCAACATCTCGTATGGGTTGCTTTGGTTCAACGAAAGAGAGCATCGTCAACTTTTCGGAAATTGGCGAAGGTATCTTCTCTCTACTTTGATAATTAACAGTCTGAAACACCTTGTTAGGCTTATCAGCTAGCTTGTCAACCACAACAAACACACCGTCCTTCATTTCAAAAACAGCTACTGCGTTGAATCCTATAACGTGCTTAAATACGTTAATAGTTATATCGAACGTGTTGCAATGTTCAGGTAAAATGGAAGGTATCTCAAAGTCTGGCAAATCTACCGGACTACCTGTGCGTAAGCTGACTACGTAGCTAATACAAGCCACATTCACACCTTCCTTGATAGAGTACCTGATACTCCTCTCAGCCTCATACAGCAACGCGTCCAAATTATTTTTGGCTAATTCATACAGGTTGTTAGAAAGTGTATCTAACGCTTCAGGTTTGAAGTGCTCTAATATTTTTTTAGTGGCGACTAAAGGGTTTACTGTTTTAATAGCGTGACGAGAGCCACGTTTATTGTTGATATTGCCAGAACCAACAACATAAACCCAATTCTTTCCACCTCGATGGTCGGTGTAAGTGTATCGAATGTAACCAACGCATTGAAACCCTTGGTACACACAAACCTTGGTGTAGAACTCAGAGTTATCTATCATCGAAGTGTATACACAATCGTCCCTAGCAATCTCGAACGTAAGCGAAGGGCACTTGTTGTATACGGATAGCAAGACACTTCTAAGTTTAGGTGCTACGTCAAACTTAGGTTTCTTTGGGTCGTTGTCAATCTTAATCTTAAACATGTTGGTACTCCTTACCAGTCAAAACGCGAAAGAATGTCATCGACTTTGTTCTTGAGCGACTCCCGAACGTGGTCACTTTCCTTGACTGTCTTAGCATCAAGATTGTAGATCGTACGTTCTAGCTCCTTGCGAGCACGCTCTAACTGTGGATCTCGCGTGACATTTAGTTTGTCGAGCACATCCACCAAACTAATTGCGTTTGTTATCAGCGTACTATGAAAGCCTTTGGCGTTGCCATCTTCGTCGTTACCGAGTCGGTCTGACATATGCAGCAAGCATTCGTGCAGTCGCCCCCAAACTTCACGCATCGCGCCGTTGGTTCGCTCTTCGTAATGCTTTTCGTACATCTCGCACAACTCACGATGGGCTTGCTGCCCAATGTCTACGCGAAAGTCACCCGAAGTTGGTACTGGCGAAAACGTATACCGAAAGTCAAACTTCTTCATCACCTGTTCAAGCGGCGGGTAGTCCTCTCGA